GCCAGCTGATGAATTGTCTCCGGTATGCCTGGCTGGACAGGCGATACCTGCTGGCCAAGCGCCGTGAGAAGGCGGTCATGTGGGTTGCCTGGCATCTTCCCAGGACCCTGGTCATGTGGTGCTACATGCGCGTGGCCACTCACGCCACCACCGGCCGGTACGGCGGCACGGTCGTGCCTGAGCTGACGATGATGGACGCCATCAAGCGCTGGGATGATGAGGCGATCAACTGAGTGGCTTTCACCCAGGTGCTGGCCAGGGTCGCCGACCGGCAGACCCACACCAAGGACCCGCGGCTGGCCTGGCAGAAGACAGCGCGGGCTGAGCAGCTGCTGCCGCCGGGCGACTGGCGGGTCTGGTACTTGCAAGGCGGGCGCGGGTCCGGCAAAACCCGGGCCGGGGCGCAGGCGCTGGCCGACTGGATACAGGAAGACACCGACGGCGCGGGCGAGTACGGGATCATCGCCCCCACCTACGCCGACGCCTGGACCAAGTGCGTGGAAGGCGAATCGGGCCTGCTCCGGGCGCTGGGCACATCCATGTCCGAGGTGAAAGACCACCGGTCGGCCACGGTCCGGTCCGCATGGCGCACCTACGGCCAGGTGGTGCTGCACAACGGGATCGTCGTGTACATCGACAGCGCTTCGGAAGGCGGGCTGCGCATCCAGGGCCGGAACCTGAAAGGCGCGTGGTGCGACGAGATCGGGCTGTGGGACCGCTGGGAAATGGCCTGGGACGAGTCGCTGCGTTACGCGGTCCGTGAAGGCCGCTCCCAGATTGTCGCCACCGGCACGCCGAAAGCGGCCCGGCCGGCCCGCAAGCTGGTGCGCCGCATGATCCGCAACGACGAGTCCGAGGGCGGCGTGGTGGTGACCCGGCTGCGCACCCTGGACAACGCCGCCAACCTGTCCAAGGCGTTCCTGCGCGCCGTGGTGGGCCGTGCCAAAGGCACCCGGCTGGAGCAGCAGGAGCTGGAAGGCGCGCTGCTTGACGACGTCGCCAATGCGCTGTGGACCCGGGACCTGCTGGACGCGGTGCGGCTGCCCGGCGGGGTGGGCGACGTCAAAAACGGCGGGCCGGAATACGTCCGCAAGATCACCATCGGCGTGGACCCGTCCGACGGCAGCGAAACCAGCGACGAGCAGGCATACACCGTGGTGGGCCTCGGCCCGGCCGAGGACGGCCACTTGTACGTGATGGAGAACTGGGGCGGCCAGGAAGCCCCGGTGCCGTTCGCCAAGCGGGTGATCCACAAGGCGCTGGATTTGCAGGCGCAGCACAACTGCCCGGTGGACCTGGTGATTGAGAAAAACCACGGCGGGGCCTGGCTGAAAGCCACGTTCGAGCAGACCATGCGGCAGATGAAAGTCCGGGTCGCCTACCGGGTGATCCACGCCAGCCAGGCCAAGCGGACCCGCGCCGAGCCGGTCAGCGCGCTGTATGAGATGCACGGCGGCATCGTCCGGCACATGCACTTGCGCACGGTCAAAGACGGCCACCCGGTGCCCGACGAGCACATGCCCGAGCTGGAAGACCAGATGGCCACGTTCACCGGGGCGCAAGGCGAGCGGTCCCCGGACCGGCTGGACAGCCTGGTGTGGGCGCTGACCCCGTACCTGCGTTACAGCTTCGGGCCGCCCGGCCGCTCCGGTCCCCGGCCGTGGGCCGCCCAGGCGGAGATCGAGGCGCAAAGCACCCCGCCCAGCCAGGCGATCCGGCGCAGGCTGCACAACGTGCACGGCGGTGGCTACGCTGGGGACGGCAAGTGGGATCTGGAATCGTTCGCCCCGCAGGATGACGACGCCGCCCCCGTGAACGGCGGGAGGCGGGCCAACGTCAGATTGTGGCGGTGAGCAGTGGCCAGCAAAGACGCGGCAGCCAAAGCCGGCGAGCTGGTCCAGTTCCCTGACCTGAAGCCGAAAGCCCGGCGGCAGCTGCTGCAGGCGGAGATCGGCACCCAGTTCGACGTGGGCCAGCGGCTGTTCGCCTACTACGGCCAGGGCGACGTCTTCGACTACGGCGAATGGGACGCCCGCGACATGAAAGCCATGTTCAAGCGGGACGGGATCTGCTCGGCCATCGAAATGGTGCTGACCTTGCCCATCCGCGAAGCCGACTATTCGATCCTGCCCGCGCACGGCGACAAAGGCGAAGCCGAGTTTGTCAACTCGGTGCTGATGACCCCGGACACCGACGGCGGCATGCGAACCCCCACCGCCGAGTTCATCGGCCAGGTGACCAGCGCGCAAGTTTTCCGCCGGTCGTTTTTCGAGAAGGTCTGGAAGATCCGCGACCTGGACGGCAAGATCGTCTACGACAAGCTGGCGTACCGGCCCACCGCCACCTGCCAGGCCCGCTACAACGGCAAAACCGGGCAGCGCAACGGGTTTCGCCAGCAGGTGTGGCTGTTCGGCGGTCAGCTGGCAGAGGTGTCCCGGCACCAGAAGGTGCCCGGCTACGTGGACATCCCCGAGATCCGGTCGTTCGTGCACACCAACGGCAAGCACCGGGAGCCGATGACCGGCACCTCGGAGATGGACATCAGCTACTGGTGCTACCAGACCAAGATGAAGCTCCTGTACCTCTGGTACCACTACCTGGAAAACCAGTCGCTGCCCCGCACCGTGGTGTACGGCAACGACCAGCCTGAGGCGAACAGCCGCGCCGACGACATCGCCGCCCTGAAATCCAGCGGCGTTGTCGGGCTGGTGCACCCCGCCGACGGCCAGAAGGCGTTTGAGATCATCGAAACACAGGGCGACGGCGGCAAGCTGTTCCAGGAGGCGCTGGGCTGGCTGGAATCCTGGCAGACGCACAGCGTGCTGGCCGGCTTCATGGCGCTGACCGGGTCGGCGACTGGTGGCAAGGGCTCGTACGCGCTGAGCCAGGACCAGTCGAGCTTTTTCCTGAAATCCCGGCAGGGCGTGGCCAAGGAGATCGCCGAGGCGATCAGCTTCGACGTGATCCGCCCGCTGGTCATGCTCAATTTCGGCACCAAAGCCGCCTACCCGAAGTGGAAGTTCGGCCCGCTGCAGGACGAGCAGATCCAGGCGCTGCTCACCATGTTCCAGACCCTGGCCGCCGCCCCGGCGCTGCACATCCCGCTGCAGGTGCTGGACCTGATCACCGAGCGGATGGCGTCGATCCTGCAGCTGGACATTGACGAGGTGCACCAGGCGCTGAAATCCACCGCCAACCAGCGGGCCGAGCAGCTGCAGGCGCAGGCCCCGCCGGGCATGCCGTCCCAGGCCGCCGGCCAGCTGGGCGCGCTGAACGGGATGGCTAATGCTGCGGTGGGGCTCGCGCAGAGGGCACAATCACAGAGGGGCGGGCCACAGCCAGCTGGCTCAAATGCCAGTCCGGCTGCAGGTCCCCAGTCCGCTGGCCCGCCCCGCCCCCCGGCTAAGCCGCCGATGACCCCGCCGCCCGGGAGGATGGCATGACAATCACACCGCCCGCGCCGCCGAACGCCCCGGTGGAAACCAAGGTGAAAGCGGCCACTGCCGCCGCCGGCGGCACTGCGCTGGTAGTGACTGCGGTCCTCACCGCGCTGCTCGCGCCCACCAAGCTGGACACCGCCGCCAAGACGGCGATCATCGCCGCGGTGCCCGCGGCGCTCACCGCCGGGGCCACGTTCTACGCCGGCTGGAAAGCCAGGCACACCTCGCGCACCGCCCTGGCCGCAGCCCCCGGCCCGGTCACGCCGCCGCCAGTAGCGTGACCGCCGCAGCGCCGCCATCCTGCCGCTGGACGCACTGTCGTAGGCAGGCGGCATAGTGGTAGTTGTGGACCTGGCCGCCTGGGAGCTTGAGCCCCGAGATGATCGTGGCCAGTGGGTGTCTGCTCTTGCCCAGCTTCGAGGGATAGCTGGCGGCCGGAAAACTATTGATGTTAGTGACTTGCAGCACCTCAGCCTGGTAGTTGAGCCAAAAGGTCGCCTGGGCAGAGGATCGTTTCACCATACAGGCGAGTCGGTGGTGCTTCACCCAGCTGACCCGGTGATAGTCCGGCAGGGTCGGGTCAAAGTTGATCAGGTTGCCAGTTACATACGTGAGCCGGGATCAGAGCCGGTGATTGTGACACGAGCAGGTGGCAAGCTATACCACCTGGATGGGCTGCACCGGCTAGTTGCTTCCCGGCTTCGCGGGGAGCCGGTGACAGCGTCGATCTGGATGCAGCAGCGAGAACTGGATGAGGCTGCCCGTCGCCTGCTGAAAGCCAAACTGGAAGTCGCCAGGAAGCGCCGCAGCAAGACAACCGACCTGGCATATTCTGCCCAGGCCCAGCAGCCCACCGGCCAGCAGCTGACCGCTGCGGCAGCGGCGGCGCTGGCCGCGGCGGCCACGGTAGACGCCGCTGTCACGGTCCTGGCCCCGCTGTTCTTGCGGGCCGGGATCGGGAAGCCGGCGCTGCGGGCGGCGCTTGCCGTGGTGATGTCCCGGCCGCCGGACCGGGAAGGGTTCTGGGGTCCGGCGCAAGCCCAGACCGCCCGGCTGAACCTGATCCGCCGCGCCCAGTTCCTGGTGAGCTGCGCCCGGCGGCTGGTCCCCGAGTTCGCCCGCCTGGCCTCCGGGGAGATCACCAGGGAGCAGCTGGCCTTGTCCTTGCTGAAAGAGGCCCGCTACTACGGCCAGCACACCGAGGCGCTGTGGAACCGGATGCGCGCCGCCGCCCAGGCTGACACCGCGGCCACCGACTACGGCGCGCTGCTCGGCTGGCACACCGTGCGCGACTCGCGCACCTCGGCGGAATGCCGGGCCGCGGACCGTCACAATTTCAGGGTGGACAGAATGCCCTCGATCGGTTTCCCGGGCGCGGTGCACCCGCACTGCCGGTGCATGCCCGGCCCGCCGTTCCCCGGCGCTCCGCTGGTGGGGGAAAACGTCCCGGGGCAGGCGCTCCGCCTGGTGCCGGCGTGAGTGCTACGGTGAAGTCGCTGCCCCGCTGATGTCATTAACCACGCGCACACGGGGATGATCATGGCCGAAGAAGGCAACACCCAGCAGGACCAGCAAGCCGAAGCTGCGGACACCAGCCAAGCTGACGCGCCAGCGCCCGGCGAGGTGCCTGAGGGCTCCGCGCACGAGCCGTTCACTGACGATGACGGCAACCCGTACCCGGGCACCCCGGAAGCGGACGTGCCGAAAGGCACCGAGCAGCCGGGCATGCCGCAGCCGGGGCAGCCGTCCGCTGACGAGGCCGCTAGCGACAGCTAGGAGTTTGCAGTGGTTCTCCTGGGTGTCATCCTGCTGCTCATCGGCCTGCTGCTGGGCATTTACCTGCTGTGGGTGGCCGGCCTGATCCTGATCGTCGTCGGCCTGCTGCTGTGGTTTGTCCCGGTGGGCGGGCGCACGCGGCGCTGGTACTAGCTGCCCGCGTGCCCCATACTTGGCACTGATTCCCCGCTCGGCTGACAGGCGGGTGACGCATGGCCAGGGTGGCCAACACCGGGCCGATGAAAGACCAGGCGGCGCGGCAGATGCGCCGCACCGCGGCCATGCTCGACCAGGACCACCCGGAGACTGTGGCCGGCGACCACCTGCGGGACGCTGCGAAAATGCTGGACCGCGGGCAGCTGGACAGCACGAAACGGCACCTGGACGCGGCCATGGAAGTGCTGACCCCGCGGAACCTGTACCGGCACGGCATCACCGACGACGAAGGCCACGCCACCGCCAAGCACCACATGCACCAGGTGCACCGGCACCGGCTGGCCGTGCAGGACATCGAAGACACCCGGGGCAGCAACGACCGGCTGCGCGGCATGGCCCGCGCTGCCCGGGGCCAGCCCGAGCCGATGCAGCCGTTCCACCGGCCGCCCCCGCAGCTGCCCGACGGGCAGCAGGCGGTCGCAGCCGCCAACCGGCACGGCAACGTGATCGAGCTGACCGGCCTAAAGGGATACTCGCACGGTTGGGTGTTCCACGGCGTGCAAGGCAGCGCCGGGCACTACGACGCGGTGCTGGGCCACGCGGCGCTGGACCGGATCGACCGGCAGTCCCATGCCTCGATCACCCAGCACCTCAGCCGGGCCAAAGGAGCCGCCGCCGGCGGCGACCACACCACTGCGGAAATGCACTTGACCGACGCCCGGCGCAAGGCGACCCGGCTTGGCGAGGCGGACCTGGCGTCGGCGATCGGCACGCTGCACGACTACCACCGCCGTCAGGCTACGGAAGCGATCGGGGTGAAGCCGAACATCACCCAGGGCCAGATAAGCCGGGTGATCAAACGCGAGCAGGCCCGGCCGCGGCCAGCGCCGCGGGTGGTGCCTCCCCGCGGCTACCAGCCGTCGTTCATCCTGGCCAACCAGCGCCGCCGGATGATCGAGCTGGCGTTCAGCCCGGCTGAGCGGCGCGGTCCTGGCGGCCAGTGGACGGGCGGCAAGGGCAGCGTGTTCGGCAAGCGCCTGTCTAAGGGGGAGGCTCGCGGGTTCGCTGGCATGCTCGGCGCGGGCGGGCACCAGCACGGGGGCACCTCGAAAAAGTCCGAGCTGGCCGGGCTGAGCAAGTCGCAGCGGAAGGTTTACGACAAACTGCACAAAAGGGGCGTGAAACATGACAAGGCTCTGCGCGCTGCCCAGACGCCTCCCGCTGATTTCGGCAAGTCGCTGTCCCGGGTGATGGCGCACCAGCACGCGGGCACCAGCGCCGGCGTTGAGCTGTCCGCCCGCACGCCCATGCTGGAGCGCACCCCTGCGCCCCGCGGACGGCCCGGCGGCCCAGGGCTGTACGACGTCAAAGGCATGGGCCACACCGCCTACTACCAGCAGGTGGTTAAAGCGCTGATCGAGAAGCGGGGCATGCCGCCGGGCAAGGCGTACGCGATCGCCCGCGGCGCGATTCGCAAGTGGATGCGAGGCGGCGGGCACGTGCACCCGGAAGTCCAGGCCGCCGCGGCCGGTGCCGAAGCGGGGGAGATCGCCCGGCAAGGCAGGGCCAAGGCCAGCCACGGGCATGCCAGCGGCTGGGACGTGGCGGACGCGCTGGTTGAGCTGGCCTGCGACGGCAGCAACGTGATCGACCTGTTTAACCCCAACCACAGCCCCACCGGGCAGTTCACCACTGCCTCGGGCGCGGGCGCGGGCCAGGGCAAGGGCAGCAAGGCGCAGCAGCGGGCCAGGCTGACCAAGCAGATCGCCGGGCTGCGCTCGCGGATCGCCGCGCTGCGGGCGCAGCTGCCAAGCCATACAAGCAGCGGCCCGCGCTCGAAGTCGAGCACCCCGCGCAAGACTGGCGCGGGCGCGAAATCCGCCAAGCAGGCCAAGGCCGGCAAGACCGCAAGCGGGAAAGCGGCCAGCGGCGTGAGCAGCCGGACCCGCAGCCCGTCGGCGATCCGGGCGCAGATCACCATCCTGCGCGGCCAGCTGCGACTTGACGTGGCCGCGCTGAAACGGCTGAAATGATGGCGCTGCGGATCTCGGACAAGGACGGCGTGCTCGGCGTCATCAGGCTGACCGCTAACGGGCTGGCCGGCGACACCCCGGCCGCGCAGCGCCTGGCCAGTCAGTATCAGGCCCGGCACGGGGAGGACGCCTACAACCAGCTGGCCCAGCTGAACAACGGGTACGTGGCGGCCAGTGAGCAGCCTGAGTGAGCAGCTAGACCTCGGCTGGGAAGGCTGGCGCACTGAGCTGCGGAGGCCCAAGGGCACCCCGGGCGCTGGGCAGTGGACCCGGGGAGGCGACCTGGCGCACCCGCGGCCAATGAGCCCGGATATGCGAAAAGGTGACCGGGTCACCGACCCCGGAGGCAACGGCGCGTGGGTCCGCGGAGTCAGTGCTGACGGCCAGTGGGCCGCGGTCGAGTTCGATGACAGCAAGCGCCAGGTGATCAACAAGCGTACCGGCCACATCCTCCGCGAGTTCTACTGGAACGACATGCTGACCCCCGAGGAGGCAGGCGCATCCGATGAGGAGGTAGGCGACTACATCAACGTGGTGCACGGCCTGCCGCCTGCTGAGCCCGCGCACCCGCAAGCCCCAGCGCCGGACACCGAGCCGCCCGCCGAGTACGGGCAGAACAGCGCCCCAGTGCGGAAGTTGCGTGAGCTGTTCCGCAATGGCGAGATCATGAACGGCGATGCGCTGGATGAAGATCAGCCAGAGCAGGGCAAGCAGGGCGAGACTGAGATCGTCACTTTGTCTGACGGCAGCAAGGTGGTGTTCAAATCCCAGGTGCCCGAGCGGAACGACCGCGAGGAGCTGTCCTACTACGTCAGCCAGGCGCTGGACAAGGCCACCGGCCATGACACCGGGCTGCCGCCGGTCGCCCGCAACCCGGACACCCCGTGGGAAATGGTGGAACGGGTGGTGCCCGGCAAGACCGGCATGCGTTATGTCACGGAACGCCTGGCCGGGCAGGAGGACTCCGCCTTGTACTACAGCTACGCGGCCAAGATCGAGCAGGAGATTGCCGACACCTGGAACGGGCACCACATCGGCTTGCTGGACTACGTGACCAGCAACTCAGACCGGAACCCATCCAACTACCTGGTTGACGGCCGGGGCAGCCCGACCCCGATCGACATGGGCATGGCCCAGTTCGACGGCGACAACTACAGCTTGTTCTGGGCCGGGCTGGAATACTCCCCCGCCTCAGTGGCCCGCATGGAAACCGAGCTGCGCAAGCTGCGGCCCGAGTTCCAGCGGCTGGGGCATGAGGATTGGCATGTGGTGATGATGGACACGGTGTCACGGCTGCAGGCTTCCCCGCCCGGATTCGCCGGCCGCGGTGAAGCGATCGAGCTGACCCGCAGCGCGGCCTGGCTGCATGAGCTGCGGGATGCCCACGGCGAGTGGTCCCGCACCCCCGGCGACAAGCCTGGCACCGGCTTGGACCGGTACAAGGTGCCGCCGCACGAGCGGCTGATCAACCCGCACGCCGACATGGAAGACCCGGCCGACTACCCGTTTTTCAAAAAGCACCCGGTGTCTGTGAAGAACATTGTTGACGCCTACGACGCCACCGACCCGGACACCCGGGACGCGGGCATGAAGTGGTATTCGGACGCGCACCTGCTGGCCAAGGCGATGGGGATGCTCGGCGGTGGCCACGGCGGCAACCCGGACAAGCAGGCCGAGCTTGGCGCGATCCTGCTCGGCAACTACAGCAGCTCCGCTGACTGGCCGGTCAACATGTGGCGGGCCGCCCGGGTCGCTGAGGACAACAAGCCGATTGCCAAAGGCGACGGGTACATCAGCGGCGACCAGGTGAAAAAAGCCACGAAAGCCCTGGCCGGCGAGCCCATCGACAGCGTGCTGACCAGCCCGAAAACCCGCAGCTTCGCTCACCTGCTGGCCAAAGGCGACGACTCCCCCGACGACCCGTACGGGCATGTGGTGATCGACGCGCACGCGCTGAACGTGGCCGCCGGCGGGACGATCCGCGGGGCCACCTACGCCCGGGGCAAGAAACAGCAGGGGCTGCCCCCGGAGGACAAGTCGCCGCTGGACGACGCCCGCGCCCACGAGTACGTCGGCGACCAGTACCGGCAAGCCGCCGCGCTCATCCGCCAGCGGGACCACATCCAGATCAGCCCGCACCAGATGCAGGCGGTCACCTGGGTGGCGCAGGTGCTGAAAAACCAGGCCGAAGACAAGGCGGCCATGGAAACCGAGCATGGCGGGGCGATGGGCCGGGCCAAGGGCCGGCTGGCCAACGAGGTGAAAGACTGGAAAACCTGGCTGGCCTACGCGAGAGCGCACAACTTCCAGCTGGTCCCCGGCGTGTCCGCGCTGGCCGCGCAGGCGCTGCTTGCCCAGGTGGTGGAGCTGGTGGGCGAGGACTCGGTGCTGGCCCAGCTGGAGCTGGCCGCGTGGGAGCACGAGCTGCGCGGGCCGGACGGCCGGTGGGTGAAATCTCCGGGCAGCATCGGCGAGCAGCTGCGTGACCCGGTGGAAGCGCAGCGGTCGAAGCACGCCACCGAAGGGGAGCTGCGGCTGGCCCTGATCAAATCCCAGGTGTACACCACCCAGCAGTTCGACAAGATGCAGGCGGAAATCAGCCACCTGCAGGAGGAGCTGGACAAGGAAGGCAAAGACGAGGCCAAGGCGGTGCTGGTCACCCACCTGGCGTGGATCGGCGCGGGCATCGCGGCGGCGCTGGTGCTGACCGGCGTCGGCCTTCCCCCGGCGGTGGCGCTGCTGGCGGCCACGCTGCCCACGATCGGCAGCGAGTTTTCCGAGCTGGCTGTGGTGCTGGGCAAAGGCCGCAGGGCGCTGGCCCACCCGGCGGCCAAGGTGCGGGAAATCCTGCATCAGCACAAGCAGCACCTGGCGTTCGCGTCCGACCCGCTGCACGACCAGGCGGTCACCGTGGTCGCGCAGTGGCTGGCCCAGACCGGCTACGGCGGGCCGGACGCCAGCGACATCGCCGACGCCCTGGTCACCTCGTGGCTGGAGGAGAACGCCGGCCGGGTGGCCCGAGCCCGGCAGCGGGACATGTCCGGCAGCCTGGCCGTCCAGGCGCTGGCCGGGGAGCCGCTCCCTTTTGACAGCATCACTGCTCAGCTGATGCCCGGCGGTGTAAGTACAGTGGATGACGTGGCATTGGCATACGACCCGGCGGAGCCCCGTGACCCCCAGGGCAAGTGGGTGAAAGATCCACTGGGGGAACAGCTAGCTAAGCTGGCCGAGGTGCTGGGCAGGCCAGCACCGCCGCGCTCGGCACCTGCTCTGCTTCCCAGCCCGGCCGAGATGTACGGCGGGCACATCAGTGAGGACCACAGCGGTCACCTGACAGTTGACGGCCAGCCGGTCCGCAAGCTGTACCGGGTCGCTGACCCGGGAGAATGGGCAGAAGCTCAGCGTAAGGGGTATCTGCGTTCGCACGGTCACCCGGGCGGGGGCCGTCCCGGGTACACCCGGGCATCGGCTGCTCCCGATGAGCGCTGGCGGTATCAGGGGCCACAGGCTGGTGTCCGTGGTGTCACGCTGGAAATCGACTACAACCAGGCTGACGGCTGGCATGCCAGCGCCGAAGGATACGCCGCAACAAACTCGAAGATTCCGCTCAGCCGGGTTCGTGAAATCCTGGTTGACCTAGCTGCTCAGCCTGCACCCTGCAGCGACTGCGGCTGCCCGCCCGGCGGTGTAAGTACAGTGGATGACGTGGCATTGGCATACGACCCGGCGGAGCCCCGTGACGTCAAGGGGCGGTGGAAGACCTACTGGCACCTCACCGACAATCCCGACTTCCGGCCATCCTCCGATGTGCGGCCGGTCACAGGAGGCGGGTATCACGGCCCGTCTGACAAGCCGATGCTGCATGCCACTAGTTACCCTTCGCTGTGGAAACTGATGATCGGTGGCAGTGAAGAAAGTGTCCCCTATGCTGCGAGACGTGAATGGGCCGCTGAGGTCAGGCCACGCCCCGATCATCCGTCGTTCGCCAGGGAAGTCTTCCCTGACCCGGAGGTACATTTGGACCCGGCGAAGGTGGACGTGCTCCGGATCATCCCGGTTGAACATGCCATCGCCGAGGAGACGGGGTATTTGGGCAGCAAGTACGTCGGCCACTACAGGTATCCAGGGCCAGATTTCCCCGGGCCACGCCAGGCCGACCTAGTTGCTCAGCATGCAGGCTGTAGCGACTGCGGCTGTCCGCTCGGGGCACTGGACCTGGCGTTCAACCCGCTGGAGCCCCGCGGCGCGCACGGCGAATGGGAACGGGAAGCGCAATATCAGGCGGTGCTGGCCGAGCGCAAGCGCGCTGGCGGCTACCCGGTGATCGGCCCCGAGCACGCCCGGGGCAACAGCAGGCCGGTCAGCCACGAGGAGTTCCAGCGGCTGGCCCATCTGGGCAACCAGTGGATCGACCGGGCTAAGCGGGACGCCTCGCCCACCACCGGGCTGGATCGCAACTGGCCGCAGATCAGGGAACGCGCCTTCAAGGAGGCGCAGAAGCCGTGGGGCGGGGCCACGATCAACTCACACACCGGAGAGTTCTTGCCTGACGGAGCCGACTTGTACGCGCTGTCGGTGAAGCCCCGCGGCATGGTCACTATCTCAGTTCCTGAGACATCGTCTCAGCAGGAGTTCGAGCAGGCCATGGACCAGGCCCGGCAGATGTTCGGGCCGGCGCTGCAGCGCGCCCATTTCCACCTGGGCGTCTTCCACGACGACGAGCACCACCGGATCGACATCGACCCGGTGGCCATCGTGGACAGCACTGACCTGGTGGATCAGGTGGGCGCATACACTAGGGCGATCGGCGGCGCGTACCATTTCCACACCGGAAACGGGCACTGGCCGCCACACGTGGCAGAAGGCGCAGGAATGGCGAACGACGACGACCAGCAGGTCCACTTCGCTGGCCCCGGCCAGTGGCATACCCAGGCTGTCGAGATCCAGGAGCCAGAGCCGGACGACGCCTCCGGCAGCGAGTAAGCGCAGGCGCTTTTCCCACTGACTTCCCGCGGGTGACTCGCGCATCCGCTGAGTTTGCGCGTAGCATGCCCGTTGAACGGTGCGTGATCCCCGCCACTTCACCGGTCTACTGACCGGGAGGACAGCGGGTGACCCAGGCGGCGATCGAGCTGATCGGCCTCAAGGGCTACACGCACGGCTGGGATTACCACGGGCCGGGCAGCGGCACCCGGGCGCGCACCAGCAGGCTGGTCAGCCGTGATGTCCGTTCCGCCCAGGGCAAGCTGAAAAACGCCTCCCCCACGCTGGCCGCCAACCGGGCCACTGCGGCGCTGCGCGGCAAGCGCGGGTCCGACTACCAGCACCTGGCCGCCGCCCGCCTGCATGCTGCCGCAGCCAAGCAGACCAGCGGGCCGATCGCAGCGCGGCACCTGCAGATGGCCAGGATGCACCGCGGCATCGCCGGGCGCAACGTGGGCCGGCAGACCCGGTCCGAGGGGCCACTGCGCCCGCCCGGCGGCAAAGCCAAGTCGATGGCCCGCCCCACCGGCAAAGAATCCGAGTCCGCCGCGGGCCGCCGCACCCTGGCCGGGCAGCGGCTGGCCTTGCCGGACGGCAGTTTCCCGGTTGGTGACGCCGCCCATTGGGACAAGGCGTTCCGCGCCGTGGGCCGGGCCGGGACGCCGGCGAAACGCGCCGCGCTGAAAGCGCTGCTGCTGCGCACCGCCAAGCAGTACGGCAAGCAGGGCAAGGTGCAAGGCTCCTGGCTGACCGCCGCCAACGACCGGAGCGGGGTCGAGCTGGCCGCCCAGCCGTACAGCAGGCATCCCGGCGAAGACGTCCAGTGCCCGTCCTGCGGCAAGTACAACATGGATGACGCCAGGTACTGCGATCAGTGCGGGACCAGGCTCCCCGAGTCCGCGTTCGAGCATGCCAATGACCAGGGAGCGCTGGAAATGGCAACCCACTTGGCGATCACCGGCCCTTACGACCTGCTGATCACCCGCAGCGCGACCGGCGAGGCGATCGTCCGGCACCGCCGGGGCGGGGACGAGATCGGCCGGATCAAGCACAGCGACGACGGCCAGTGGAGGGCCGCCCGGGATGGCAAAGACCTGGCCCCGCATGCCCGCCAGCGCGGCGCGCTGCTGGAGCTGATCGGCACTCACAACCGGTCCGCCAGCACCCCATACCACCGGGCCGCCCCGGCCAAGCCTGAGAAGGCCGCCAGCCCGCTGGCGGACGCGCTTGGCATCCCGCAGCTGGACGTCGCCGCCGCCAGCGAGCTGGCCAACACCACTCCCGCAGTCGGCGCTGGCGATGGGCCGCGGGTCACCGGCCTCGGCAAGGGCGGCGACCGGATTTACAAGCAGCTGCGCAAGCGCGGGTTCCCGCACGCCAGGGCGCAGGCTTTCGCCTCCCGGGCGCAGCGCCGGATGGGCGGGTCCAAATGAGCCTGGCCGTCCTCACCCCGTTTGACCGCAGCAAGGCCGCCCAGTCCGGCCAGCGGTGGTGGAAGCGGGTGCTGCCGGTCGGCGAGATCAGCTACAAGGGCCGGACGCTGAAATTCACCCCCGACTACCTGCGCGGGCTGGCCCAGGCGTTCAGCGACAAAGCCTACGACCAGGTGCCGTTCCAGCTGGCCGACGGGCAGAACACGCACACCAACGACCCGGAGCGGACCCGCGGCCAGATCACCGCGATGGAAGCACGGTCAGACGGCCTGTGGATCGGCATGGACCCCACCCCGGAAGGCCATGCGGTGCTGGCCAGCAACCCGGGGCTGGGCGTGTCCGCCCGGATCGTGGAGGGATACGACCGGTCCGACGGCAAGTTTTTCCCCCGCGCCATCCAGCACGTGCTGGGCACGCTGGACCCGCGCATCCCCGGCCTCGGCGGCTGGCAGACCGTGGACGCCGCCAATGACGTGCAGCTCACCGTGGACCTGAGCGGCGAGAACTACAGCGGAAAGGAGCCGGCGATGCCGGATCTCGACACTGAGCAGCAGGCCAAGCTGGCCAAGCTGCTCAACCTGGACCCGGACCGCCTGGCTGAGCTGGTCGCCGGCATGGAGCCGGGCACCGAGCCGGACCCGGACGCGCTGAACGGCGATGACGGGGACGGCGAAGACCCCGAGCTGGAGGCGCTGCTGAAGCGCATTGACGAGGCCAGCGACGAGGAGCTGGAGCAGATCGCCGCCGAGTTCGACATGGAGCCCGAGCCTGCGGGCCTCGCCAACGACGACACCCAGCTGGCGGTGGAGCTGGCGCAGGCCACAGGCGACGCGAACAG